CAACTGCGTGGGCCACGTCATGGTCGTGTGTGGCATTCGAGCGCGCTTCATCTACACCCCGTGGCAGCTGCTCAAGCATGTGAGAGGCCGATCGATATTTCAAAAAGCAAAACGTGCCTTCTCGTTGCTGCAGTTTGCTCCGGGGCTAGGCAGCCTCATGAAGGCCATGCCTCCGCCGCCGCCCCTTCCTCCCCCTCCCGTAGCCGTTGCACCGCCCGCGGTACCGATATCGCAGGCGGCGCGCAACATTCAGGCCAAGGAGCGCAGGCTCAAGCGAGAGGCCAGAGATCCAAGCGCGTCCATTACGGACGAGAGCACACCCGACACACTGCTAGGATAGGAAAGCACGATGTTCTTCATCCCCGGTTTTGGTGGCGGCTCTCCGCCTCCGCCTCCTCCGCCTCCGCCTCCGCCTCCGCCTCCTCCGCCTCCGCCTCCTCCCACGCGCGTCGACCCGTCGGTCCAGGCTGCGAGGCAGAAACAGGTCAACCAGGCCAAGAAGAAGGCAGGTCTGAGTGGCAACATCAGGACACCCGCTTTGCTTGAAGACGCATCGATCGCACAGAAGACATTGCTGGGGAATTAGACCATGGCTAACCTCGCACGCAAGAGCAACAATGGCCTGTTGATGGACGCCCCTGATCGGCTCGACTTCCCAACTCTCCACCTGTCGGGTGAGCAGGTCGCCGACTTGGGCTTGTGGGAGCATGAGATGGGAGCGACGACAAAGATGCAGGCGTCAGTCCGCGTCGCCGCGAAGTCTCAGGATGCTGGCGAGGAGCGCCATGTCACCCTGGAGATCATCGATGCCGTCGTCGCTCACCCTGTAGGCATCAACGCAGATCGGATGTTCCCGACGACCGTCGCAGCACTCCCGAGGCAGGGCGTCAAATGACGGGACGCAACACACCTGTCGATGCGACTGTCGGTGTCCGTATGGAGGAGCATTTCTAATGCCTCTGCTCGTACCCGGTAATCTAGGTGATAACATCCCGCCTAACGGCAAGCGCTCAGCCGTGCTCAAGAGGTATGTCAAGCTTGAAGACGATCGCACGTCGTGGCGCAATCACTGGATGGAGATCAGCGATTACATCCTGCCTCGCCGTGGGCGGTTCCTTTACGAGACGACGAACCAGCGAGGCAAGAAGCGTAACAGCAAGATCATCGACAGCACAGGCACGCAGGCCGTGCGCACGCTCGCCGCCGGCATGATGTCCGGCATGACAAGCCCCGCTCGACCGTGGTTCAGGTTTGCTCTTCAGGACCGCGAACTCCTGGACAGGCACGAAGTGAAGGTCTGGCTGGGTAGCGTCGAGTCCGTCATCCGCGGCGTCCTGCAGCAATCCAATTTTTACAACAGCGCTTTCACCGTCTATTCCGAGCTTGGCGCTTTCGGCACAGCGCCTCTCTATCGGCAGAAGTCTGTCGACAGCGTGATCAGGTTCAGGCCCTTCACGGCAGGAGAGTATGTCATCGCCGAAGACGATCGGGGCGTCGTCAACACGCTTGGTCGATCGTTCACGATGACCGTCTCGCAAATTGTCGAGAAGTTCGTCATGCCTCCAGGTAGCACCAAGGAAGACTGGACCGGCGTTAGCCGTGCGACGAAGACGCTCTGGAACAACAAGAGCTACGACGCGCTGGTGTCTGTTATCCACCTCATTGAGCCTCGTCGCAATTCCGATCGAGACCTCAAAAGCAATGACCGCCGGAGTATGCCCATCAAGTCTGCCTACATGGAAGTCGGCGCTGAGAACGACGATCTCATGTTCGAGGGTGGTTTCAGAAGGTTCCCTGCGTATGTCCCGCGTTGGGATGTCCTGTCCGGTGATGTCTATGGTCGCAGCCCCGGCATGGACCACCTTGGTGATGTCAAGCAGCTGCAGCAGCAACAGAAGCGCAAGGCTCAAGCCATCGACAAGATGGTTAACCCGCCCATGGTGGCGCCCACGTCGCTGCGCGGTAAGCCTTCGAGTGTCCTGCCTGGTGGTACGACGTATGTAGATCCTCTGACAGGGCAACAGGGTTTTCAACCGGCTTACTTGGTTCAGCCACGCCTCAACGAGATGGCTCTTGATATCAGAGAGGTTCAAGAGCGCATCCAACGAGGCTTCTATGCTGACCTCTTCGCCATGATGATCAACTCTGATCGTCGGCAGATCACCGCCACCGAGGTGATCGAGCGGCAAGAGGAGAAGCTGGTTCTGCTGGGTCCGGTGCTGCAGCGGCTCAATACAGAGCTGCTCGATCCGTTGCTCGATGATGTCTTTGATTTCACGCTGGCGTCTGGTCTCCTCCCCGAGCCGCCGCGCGTACTCCAAGGACAGGAGCTTCGTGTCGAGTATATTTCGTTGTTGGCCCAGGCCCAGCAGGCTGTCGCAGCGAGCGCGCTCGAACGCACGTTCGGTTTCGTAGGTAATTTGGCTGCCGTCTTCCCTGAAGTGGCTGACGTCGTCGATGCCGACAAGGGTGCTCGCGACTACGCCGAGATCTTGGGCAACACGCCAGATCTCATCAAGGACAGGAAGACTGTCGCCCTTATTCGTAAGCAGCGTGCCGATGCTCAGGCTCAGGCAGCAGTAGTCCAGCAGGCCGGCAACGCAGCTCAGGGCGCAAAGGTTCTTAGCGAGACGGACACGCAGAACCCCAACGCCCTGACGGATCTGCTGGGTAGGGGAGGTAGCATCTGATGTCGAAGAGAAAGAAGGTCCGCCTATATGACGCGAGCGACCCTGAACAGGTCAAGGCTCGCGAAGCTGAAGCCGAGGATCAGGACAGAGATATCCTGTTCATCGCTAGCCAGCCGCGCGGTAGGCGCTGGTTGTACAACCTGATGTTCGATCGCGGACACAAGGATAGGATCAGTCATGTCCCGATCGAGACGGAGAGCACCGCATTCAATGAGGGCGCGCGAAGCGTTGCCCTGTCTGTGGAGGAGGAGCTTCGGACAGCATCTTCGGCGCTCTACATGAAAACCCTGGAGGAGAACCATTTCAATGGCTGATGAGAACACCGAAGACACAGCGGCAGACGAGAACACCGAAGACACAGCGGCAGACGACGCCAAGGATGATGTCAAGGCGGCCGGCGCCGGCGGTGATGATAACAAAGACGACGCGGATGCCGGAGACGGTGATCCGAAGGAAACCAAAGTCCTGCTGTCGGATGACGAGGACGATGGAGCCGGGGGTGTGCCTGACGAGTACAAGTTCACCCCTCCAGACGAACTCGGTGAAATTGAGATCACCGAAGACGTCAAAGCACAGCTTGACGCCTTCAGCGTTCGAGCGAAAGAGGTTGGTCTTACGCAGGACCAGTACCAATCGCTCGTCGAGGGAGAGATCAAGCGGGGCCGTGCAGCAATTACTACTGCTGCCGACGGCTATCAGCTGCGAATGAATGGATGGGCGGATGCAACGCGATCGGACAGTCAACTCGGAGGTGACAACCTCAAAGAGAACCTTGCCATCGCGAAGCTGGGCAGAGAGGCCCTAAGCACTCCCGCTCTGAAGGCGCTACTCGACGCGCCCTCGAAGGATAACCCTGAAGGTCTCGGCCTGGGCAACCACCCTGAAATCATTCGTGTGCTCTATCAGCATGGTCTCACTATGAAGGAGGACGGCGATTTGGTTACCGGCGACAAGAACGAAGTAGCCGCCCATGACGCCTCCCTCCGCCGGATGTTCCCGACCATGTTCACCGACTAAGCAGCCTAAAAGGAATTTGAAATATGGCTACGCTAAGTGTTGTTAACCCGACCCTCGTTGATTTGGCGAAGGTTACGGACCCCGACGGCTCTATCGCAGATGTCGTCGAGATCCTCAATGCGACAAATGAGATCCTGCTGGATATGTCGTGGATGGAAGGTAACCTGACCACTGGTCACCGCTCGTCCATCCGGTCGGGTCTGCCCACTCCGACCTGGCGCAAACTCTACGGCGGCGTCCAGCCGACGAAGAGCCGCGCAGTTCAGGTCACGGACAATTGCGGAATGATGGAAGACTACGCCGAAGTCGACGCCGCCCTCGTTGGGATGGCCGGAGACCCGGCAGCC